CTGGTCAGCATGACGCTGACGAAAGTATTCGGTGCGCTCATCTACTATTTCTATCGGTATGCGTGCAAGAAGCAAACCGCCTACTCCAAACACCCCTTCATGTTTACCCGATTCAACAACCGGGGCTTCAAAATCAGGATATTCATCCTTCCGGACAAGTTCATAGCCTTCACGCATACGAGCCGAGATATTTTGACGGTCGTCAAACCCTCTAACCTCGGCACGTATCCAACGATGCTTAAAACCTTCCGGAGCAGGAGGGGCATCTAACATTGACGGTGGTTGCCACGGCTTACGCCTGGTCGTAGCAGCCCGAGTTGTTTTAGCGCGAGAAGTACGCTGGATTGCTTTCAAATCTTCTGCAGAATTCTTAGATTCTTTAGTTTCTTCGGTAGCCATCAAACCTACTCCTTCACGTATTTAGCGTATTCTTCCAGTGGCACACCCAGTTTTTTGGCAATGGTTACCTGGCTTGGGGTGAGTCTAACCTTTTTGCGCCCAGATCTACTTCCGCGAGATACACTGGCTACTGTCTGAGCGGTTTTCTTACCAGCCCTGTCCTCGAATTTATGTGCAAACTCATTTTTAATGCGTTTGTCAAGTTCATCATAGTAGTCATCTGTCTGAGGGTCAAATCCCTCTTCTTCAACAAGTTTTTTATGAATGCCAAACGCCGCGAAGGTCATTGTGTAATCTTCGCCAAACCACTCGTTTTTAGTGGCCCATCTTTCAGCTTTCGGATCAGCTTTTTGTGGTTGAGTGGGCGGCGCCCCGGCACCCGGGAATTGTTGAACATTATTTGATTGAGCCTGCTGCTGCATCTGAGCCGCATAAGCGGCCTGTTGTTCCTGCTGTACCTTGGCCTGCTCATAACGATCGGCAGCTACCGCCAAATGCGTTAATTTACGTTGAGCATCAACCGTGGCCTGCGAATCACCTGTTTCTACGGCACGTTTAAGCTCTGTTTCGGCCTGAGTTTGTTCAGCCGAAATACGTCCCCCGTATTCGCTGAGATAACTTTGATCTAGCTGCTGTAACTGTGATGTTGCCTTATCAGCTTGAGCTTTGGCACCTTGAGCAAATTGGACAGCCTCATCCCGTTCACGTTCCGTCTCTTTAACCCGTTTAGTTAGCTTATTTATTCTTTTTTGAACACCCTTGCTGTATTGCTCCTGCTCACTTTCTTCAATAACTTCGGGGGCAGCATCTACTTGATCTTTGGCTTCTACCTCTACTATTTCCTCAGATTCAGTAATATCTAAAGGAACCTGCCCCTTTTCAACTTCTTCTACAGCCGGTGTTTCTGCGGTAGCCATACTAACCCCTCTTCCTAATTATGTAGGATATCTTCTGGATTTTTAATCGTAGCTAGAATTTCATCATCATTTAGGATTCTAACTTCCCCACCTTCAATCTTAAAACGTGATCCGGCATATCTTGCAAAAATAACCCACTGTTTTTCTTGACACCACGGGCCTTCCGGAAATTTCTCCTTATCAGCATAGGCTAACGGTCCCGTTTTCAACACGTATCCCGCAACAGTCTGTATCTGAGTCTCATCCAGAGTCTTGTCTGAAAACAAAATGCCGCTTTTAGTGGTTTTGGGAGGTCGGTAGGGAAGAATCAAAATTCTCCAACCTGTAGGAGAAGGTAGGCGTTCTAAAATGGGCTCATCAATTAAGGAAGGATCTAATGTTTTTTCAGCAGCTTCTACGTAAAGAGAATCCAGCAGTTCTTCTTTCTCAGCAAGTTTAGGCATTTAATTTTTCCTGTTTTTCCAGCATATCGGAAAGCTCCTGGCGCATCAGATTCAAGCCATTCAGCTCGCCCATAAGTTCGCGATACTGTTCCATGTCCTTTACACCGTTATTCTCTAACACCTCTCTTATGAGAGCACGTCTTTCCCGAATCAGCGTAAAAACATACTGGACAACATCGACTTCATCCATATTCGCGATCTTACATCATCAAATACAGTCTTACTACCTCTTATAGCTCATATTTCATGCCATTCTTTACCTTGAAATAGCAATGCTTCCGCTTCCCGTCTTCTTACAAGACCTTGTAAAACCTTTCCTCCAGCTTTGTTCCATCTTTTTATCTGCTCAGGTACGTCCTCAAAGTCACTCTCCGAGCCTCCTCCTGAAAACCAATTAAGCCGCTTCAGCAAGGTGGATGATTTAAGATTTGTCGGACCCAAGTTGTAAACCCAAGCAACCAAGGCATCAAATTGACATTGTTCCAGATCACATTCAACCATGTCACTGATGTAACCTTCGTACTCCTCAAGCTCTGAAGCAAGCATTTCCTCCGCTTCGTCTTGAGTGATCTCTTGGCCTTCCTCGACGCCTTTAGTGTGGCCGTAACCGATTGTCCAAACGTCCACGGAGTCCTGATAGGCTTTTAACTTGCAGCCTTCAAACTTCTTAATGAGAGCCAGTCCTTCTTGCGATATATTCAATACTCTATCCTAATAAAAAGTTCATGGTGGTTCATTTGCGGGGACCACACTCTGAACACTATCCCCGTTTATCCGCTACCAGTTGGTCTAAGGTGTAGATTTGCAAAGGCTTTTCTTTACCCTTTACCTGAATAGGAGGCAAGGACTTTAACACATATTTACATTTTTCTGCGGTAGTCTGACCTATCAAAATATCTACGCCCACCTCTTTAGTGGCGCTTTCATAGCGCGCTGCCTCATTGACCGCATTTCCGATAGCGCTGAAATCGAAGCGCGTATCTGAGCCCATGTTCCCTACAACAGCGGGGCCGGAATTAACTCCAACGCCAATAGCCACCTCCACAGGGAGTGTTTCATTAAGCTCTTTAATCCTTTGCTGTATTCTGACTGCCACCTCAACGGCCCTGTTTTCGTGTTCGTCCAAGTCCAAGGGACAATTAAAGATTGCCATTGCCGCATCACCAATAAACTTATCTACCATCCCCCCTGCGCGTTGTATCTCTTCAACTTGCACGGTCAAAGTAGCGTTCATAATCTCTGTGACCTCTTGCGGCGATAGTCTCTCGCTCATTGAGGTAAATCCTCTCAAATCAGTGAACAAGAACGTGCAAACCTTTGTTTCTCCACCCAATTTCAGCAGTTTAGGGTTATTTTGAAGCCGTTGAACCTGTCTTGGGTCCAAATAATGCTCAAATTGTCGCTTAATCTGCAGTTTCTGCTGATACTCAATAATCATTCGCTGCGCCACACCTGTCCCGCCCACAATGGCAGTAAAAAAGACCGGTAAAGCCGCATCCAGAAGCATTCCAAACCTTAAAAAGGCCCAAACAGAGGCCCCAACGGTCAAAATACCCATACTTCCCAGTCCAACAGGGACCCACATAACCCTCAAAAATTGCGTCAGAGCTATTGCGAGGATACCTAAGCCGAGAATAAGAACCATTTCCGCCGCCAAGGACCAGTCCGGGCGCACTGGAGCAGTTCCATTCAGCAGTGTTTCAAATAAATTCGCCTGGATCTGGTGGGGGTACATCAGTCCTCTTGGCGTAGGCACCAATGGTGTGATACCTGCAGCAGTGACGCCGACAAAAACTATAGTTTCGGCTAAAGGCTCCTGAGAAAACTCCGTGGACCAGTCTACCCATACCCTTCCCGCCGCATCGGTATTTATAGTTTCAAAACTAGGTACTCTAACTGCCTGTATGCCGTTCTCCCCACCTCTTACCTGATAGGAAGGATCGCCTGCCAGTCCCCGCAGTACATCTAGCCCAAGAGCCGGATATAAAGATTCTCCTACTCGGATTACCATTGGCACCCTACGGACAAGACCATCAACTTCCGAGGCCGTGTTCACAACACCCGTACCTACCGCGCTCTCTTGCAGGATAGCTACATTGGGCAAAATACCCGAGTAACTAATAGCGTTCGCTAAAACATCCCCTAGCGTAGCCACCCCAATCTGCCAACCGTCTTGCCGATTAGTATCGGCAGTAGCAACGGCGGATAAAAATATTGGTATAGCAACCATGCTTTCAGCAAACTCAGCATCACCACCAAAGCGGTCCTCTTCTGGAAATAAAACTGAATATACGACTGCCGCAGCACCTGAATTAAGAAGACTGCGATTTAACTCTGCAAGCTGCTGCCGAGGCCAAGGCCATTGACCACCTCGTGCTAATTCACCTTCATCAATGTTATAGAGCGAAATTGTCTGACTTTCGACAGATTCTTTTGAGGTCAGTAGCGCGTCAAAATATTTAAGCCGGATAGTTTCAATAGGCCACGGGTCCCAGACCCTAAGGACTAAAACAGCAACCAGAGCTGAAAGCGTCCATTTCAATGAACGTCAAACTCCCAAAAACCAAGAATCACGCTCCACGGAATTATCATTGGCGTATTAGCGTGGTCTTTTTCTTTTTCATATAAATCTGTGGCAAGAATAACGCACTCTTCTGTTTCCTCAATTAAGTAACCTACAGTAGAACGGATAACGGGCCTAAAAGTAAGCGTATCTTTTATTGAAAAATCTTTTGTTTCTACCCAAGCATCTTCCCAAAGAATTTCCGCAATAGGGAATCTTGACTTATAGTCTAGTTTAACTTCAGTCATACTGATTTACGGTAACCGTTTTATTACAACTCGACGTGCAATCCAACACAACTGTGTAATTCTTTACACTAGTTCCAGTCTGAGTCGCGTTGACCGTGTAGTTCCCTTGCTGAACCCGAATGTTGCCAACGTGTGCGCCGTTCCCGCTCTGAGTCAGGTTAACAGTTGAGTTATCAGCAGGATTGTTACGGAATTCTATATCCCCGTCTTTGTTCCCTGAACCACTCTGCGTGATCGTCGCATCGTTGTTGTTACAGTTGTTACAGGACTTGATGTACGCATTATGATCGCCGGTCCCTGATTGTGTGATTGTCCATGCGCTGTCATCTCCGAATGCGTACATCTTCGCGTAGTGCTCGCCCCCGGTCTGTGAGATAGAGTATTGATTGTCATCACCACTCATATATATTTCGGCTTCCATGTCATCACCCGTCTGGGTGATGGTCATCTCGTTGTCATCCTCGTCTGCGTCAATGTAGCCCACATTGTCATTGCCATCCTGATTTATGGTGTATTGATTGGACTGATGGTTCGTATATTGTGAGTACGCTTTTGCAAGATTCCCTGTCCCGTCCTGATCTATATCTATCGTGGCACTATTACAGGTATGAGTGGCATAAGTTCCGTTACTCAGGCCACACCAGACCCTTGCAGTATTGCCCGAACCTATCTGGTCAATATAGATACTGGAGTTACCTTTCAGATCGATTTCAACAGAGTTGTCTGCTGCAAAAACGGGGAGGCTAATCAGACTGATGAATATATATCGCATTCTCTCCCCCACCATTCACCGTAATATCCATCGCCTTTCCAGCCGTCAGGACTGATATGTTGTAAGCACCTGCCTTATCAAGCTCCAGATCAAAGGTGTTCTCAACACTTCGATAGATCGTCAGCACCTCCCCCTCGACAAAAGTATAGGTCTGATTCTGCTGGTCGAATCCTGCGAGGATTCCTTCGAGCTTTACCCCATCAATCTCTGAGGCTTGAGCGTCTTTCTTAGTAGCCGACACCTCTATGATCGCAAGCAGATCAGTCAGGAAATCCACATTGAGAAGATCAATATCAAGCCTCCCGATCTCATCCTGCAACTCATCATCGTCCAGTTCGTTCTCATCCAGTTCTGTCTCCTCAAGAAGATCCACATCGAGGATGTTAGAGGCCGTACCTGACTGCTCATCAACCGCTTCCACGATTTCATCAGGTGGACTGACAATTAACAGATTATCTATGAAGCCCAGCGTCATGCCTGTCAGAACCACGGGAGGCGTGGGAGCCGCTTCCGCTACGGTAGTCATCGTAGCCTGAAAAGGCTGGTTCAGAACCACCACACTCGCAGCAGTCTCTACCGTGATCTCCCCACTGGGACTCCCGTCTGCATTCGGCAGCAAAATAACCAAGCTGCGACCTATCTCATCTACAGTCGTGGTGAAGTCGGTGCCGCGTATCGCAATGGTTGCCGTAGGGGTGCGGATGCTGATGTTCTCTCGGTTGATACGACCCAGTGCGCCCGTGAGAAATCTGGCGGTGCCGCTAGCCATATTGAGGGCCAAGCGGCTCTGAGAGGGATCAGGGTCAAAGACAAACTCATCAATGACTATCTTGCTGTGTTCCGTGAGCCTCAGAATCGAATCATCTAAAAAGGATATCGCAAGCCTGCCATTCCCAGTACGGACATCATCAAAACTGGCAATCCCCAGCTCCAGTTCTGCCGTCAAAGAATCCGTCGTGTCTTGGCGAACTACCTCACCGATACCGCGAAGCTCAGTGATCGAACCGACTTGTGCCTGCACTACAAGCGGCAGGAATATCAGCAGCCAGAGGTACATTGGTCAATATCAATAACACCGCCTGTAGTAATGGCAACCAAATCCACTATGCCGGAAGTGCTGCCACCTGAGTTCGTCTGGTCGATGTCGATATTGTTAGTATTTCCCGTGACATCGGCGGTGATGCTGTGATTGGCATTTCCGGTCTGGGTCGTGTCGATGTCATTTGAGTCACCATCAACGTCCCAGTTATTCGTCCCGCCGACCACCTCACTGACCAGATTCAGATTATTGCTGGTTCCGGCGATAACGATGTCGGTATTTCCGCTGGTTGCTGTTGCAGCCGCTCCCTGGGTGAATGCAAGGACGTTAGAGTCCCCCGTCGCAGCAAAATCGAAATCGCTTCCAGCCGTATCCCCCGTCCCTCCAACTGCAAGTGTCTGGGTGTTGGAGTCCCCGGTACTTCTTAATGTAAAGGAGCTACTGTTCCCTTGGGCAATCGTAGCCGCTATAACATTTGAGTCACCAATTTGGTCAACGTCAACCGTCATGCCTGTACCTGCCAATGAGACTCTGGCAGAGGTGGTTCCAATCACATTTGAGTTTCCGATCTGGTCAATATTCATGGTCAGTGCGCTACTTCCGCCACTCTGAGTGATGTATATACTATTATTGGCTCCATAAGCTGAAACCATGTAAGCCAGAGAGTATAAAAATATGAGATAGCCTACTGACCACTTAATGATTAGAGTCTGCATCTGATACCTCCTCTGTGTAATCCCACAGATCTAGTTCAATGCCTTCCGTAATTATCGCATAAACGGCTGCTTCAATAGCACTTCTCGCAGCGTATGTAGCTGTCTCATTCCTTGCTACGCCTGCCTCCAACTCAAACAATTCCGTACCATTCTCTGTGAACCTGAACAAATCAACGCCTGCGGCGGTTGAATAGACCTGCTTAGTCGTTATCACATTCAATAAAATCTGCCCTGTTTGCACCAGAACGGCTCTTAAAGCTACCGTAACCTCATCAACCCGATACTGAGTATTCAATCCAATCCCAAGATATCTCGCGCCAATCCCGCCAGAAGATAAATTCGTGTCGTAGCCGATAATGCCTCCTGACATGATGAGCCCGCTAAACAATAGCGGCTCTAGCTGGTTAGCCCCTTCGCCATCGTAGCTATTACGGGTGGAGATAATGAGTTGCCGTTCACGGGTCAAAGCATCCAGACCACCACGTTCTGCGACTAAAAACCACGTTCCATTACCCGCAGCCAGCAACGCATCTATCAGAAAGCTGTCTGCACCTTGGGTTACGGCGGTGCTGAATAACGCCATGTTGTCGGCTGTAGCTCTCTGTCCAGTCAGGTCAAGAAAACTGTAAACACTTACGACAGCCTTCTGCCGTGGCATGGGCAGATCAATAAGATCCCTGAGTGTTGGTCGTGCTATCTTCGGGCCGCGTGGACAGTCATTGGCATCGAACCCGTTCTCATTGATGTAGTCCTCGCTGAAACTCGCACACTCACGCGCCGAATTTACACTTGCACATCCGGTTAACAGAACCACTAAACATAAGGCTAGATGCCGCACTCGTCTGTGCTACAAATACCGAAAGACCCAACGGGTATGCGGATTTCTGTTATGCCCCCATCTGTGTCAGCAACTGTCAAAATAATCTCAGTGCCCGTATTGATGAAGCTGATCTGGTTGCCTTCAAGGTCGAAAACACCGCCAGAACCACCTGTCTCTGAATTAAATAAGCTCTCCGCAAGGTCACGCGATAGCTGGCTGAATATGCGACTCTCAAGATTCCTGACGAACTTGGCGAGCGTTGTATTTTCCTTATCCCTTAATATCTCACTGGCTTTTGATTCAATCTCCTCACGGATAGCCTGTTTTCGGCTTCGTTCCTGTTCGTCAATCGTCAGAAAATGGGCAGATTGGCCTGCACCACTGAAGCTGGGATTCTTGAACTGGAAAGTGAGGTCAGTTGCCGATGCAGGGAACGACAGAAAAATAGCCGCCACTACAGCCACCACAATGGCAATCCTAGC